AGCCTTCCAAGGCTACCTCTGGGAAAACCGTCCGGAGACGATCCTTCCAGGTGCACATCATTTTTGTACTTCGCATCTGGAGCATTGTTGCTCACGCGTCACATTTATCACGCTGCTAAACACTGTCATCTAACACCCGTCCTAAGAAGATTATGCCATTAACTTGGATAGCTAACGGTCAACCTTAAGTAGTACGGCGCCACGTTATCTCTCCCCCAAGGAGGAAAAGATACGTCGGAACCTTATGGTCCCCTAGTGGAAATAAGTGATAAGATTAGTAGTGTTGAGGTCAAGTAAGAGGTTCAAAGGAAATTCCCTTTCATTACTTTTCCGTAGCGGTTTTGTTAACACCGTTGTTCTTTACGTGTATAATAGAAGTTGCTTTTTTCCAGGCCAACATAGTTGGACAGCTGGTGCAGCCCGTTAAGGGGCCCCGGTCGAGTGATCGGCTCGGGTCAACTTTGTGTGCATATTGGGACGACGAGGATTCCATTATCGTTACGTGAGTTAAATCTCAAGAAAGGTAGTGATCGGGAGGGGTTCTTTGAACAATCCTCCCAATCCTCAAGGTATGTTTACCTACCCTGATAAGGGGACCTTAGGGCCTCGCGGGGAGCGATCTCCGTGGAGGGAACCCAAGGTGAAATAAACAGTAGTTCAAGAAGGATCCAATAATTAGAAACATCATGAAAACCAACTTTGTTAGTTCTCTGATGCTCAGATCAATTGGGGCTCTTCGAAAACTATCAGTGAATTTCACTGGTCTTCTCTCGGGAAACCGAGGGAAATCACTAATCGATTTTGCCTTACGGCTAAGTCGCGTAGTGACTGGGAACATCTCAAAAGGATTGTGTAGATCAATTGCGGTCTATATCATCCAATGTAATTTAATTAGGAAGAAACAGGGCATTAAAGGTCTCGTAAGATACCTTAAATGCGCTCAAGTACTTCTAATGAAAATTCATGGAGGCGATAGACCTGCTTCTACCTTGTCTCTTGGTTGTAACGTTGCACGTGATAATAAGGGTTATCCAAGAATGATCCATACGATGCATAGGAAAGCTATTCGAGGCGGTGATACTCGTTTGTTACGACTCTGGATGTCATTATTCGGTTTATACCGAGTTCTTGAGTTTCCAGGGAAGTTTTCATTCGAATCTATCACCTCACCTTGTACAACTAACCTAGATCTGGTCAATTCTTCCTTCTTTCAATTTCTTCATCTCTTTTTTACAACCCTTAGTGGGCTTTCGAAGACTGTGCGCGCGCTTTTAGAAGTGCGTGTAGAGAATTCGTTAAGAGCCATGAAGTTTTTAGCGAGTCGCGAGCCAGTCTATATTCCGACTAGCTCCCCTGTGAAAGCATGGGAGGTAGCACCGGGTGTTAGACCGAATGCGACCTCGTTTCCTTCTTTATTGGCAACTACTGAGGCTATGTATGCCTTTTCGTTGGGGATCCCTGGAAGGGAAGAACGAACCAAATCCTTATGGGACACCATTGGAAAATATGGTGATGCATGTGGGATGTCTTGGGTCTGTGCATACATCAAACGGATCTGGATGCTGACTAATCCTGACAGTGACTATCTGAGAAAACGGACTTGTCCGGAATTTCAGAAAGGCCAAGCCCATGAAGATGGGCGAGGTGGTTACCTTGGTAGCCTCACTCTCTTAGATGAACCAGCAGGAAAGATCCGAGTCGTTGCTATGCTAGATCCATTCACTCAATGGATGCTATACCCGCTTCATAAGTTTATCTTTTCTGTCTTAAAGGAAATTCCTCAAGATGGTACATATAACCAAATGCGGCCTCTGGACAATCTTTTCAAGATCGCCCCTTGGTCAATGCAATTGGCTTCTATGGACTTAACAGCTGCAACCGACAGATTGCCCGTAATCTTTCAACAACATTTAGTTTCCTATATGTTTGGAGAACGGTTAGGGGCCCTCTGGCGGAAGCTGTTAACAGATAGAGAATATGTTATTAGAGATCATCGCGTGAAAAAGGAGACCGCTTTACTTTATGGTGTTGGTCAACCTATGGGCGCCTACTCATCGTGGGCGCTTCTAGCTTTGTTCCATCACTTTATTGTTCAGTGGGCTGCTTTCCGCGTGAGTCTCAAGAAGGGGTACACTTATGAGTGGTACCCTTATTATGCAGTGTTGGGAGACGATGTTGTGATCGGTGGAAAAGCCGTGATCGATGAATACCAAGTGATCATGAGTAGCCTTGGAGCACCTATTAACCTTGCGAAATCAATTTCTGGTCACAAACCAGTTGCTGAATTTGCTAAGAAATTCGTGGTCTATGGTGAAAATGTTTCTCCGGTATCTTGGAAGGAAGTCTCTGTGGCTTCTCGGAACTTCTTATCAGCCTTATGGCTGAAGGAGAAGAATCCTTTGATGACCCTTGGGGGCTTTCTTTCCGTTGTTCACGTTGGGAACTTTGCTAAAACAAAGATCTCTAAGCCGTGGAACAAGCTTTCTCTTCGTTTAGAAAACTACATCGCTATGTTTCATGCTCCGATGTTTAAGGATAATAATGATTACCTGACGTGGTTCTTACGAACTGGGTCAGATATCTATATTTCTTTAGCAGAGGATGAGCTACGTAACGTTGTACTTCTATTCGCAAAAGATTGCGCTAAAAGGGCATTAGAAGTATCTATCCAGAAGCTCGGTACCCAACCGAGTGTCTTGGTGAAAATGCCAAAACTGCCTGCGGATTATGATGAAGCGCCAAAGTTGGCGAAATATCTGACTACCCTTAACGGGAATTCAGAGCAAATCGCTCGATGGAACGCGTATTCAGATTATTCTGAACAAGCTTTCGCTCTCTCTCACCTAGTTGATGATCCCGCAAGCTCGCTTGGGGCGCTCATTAATTCTAGTGTGCAATTGGTGGTTCTAGCAAACGGAATTTCAGTACCGCAGCCAAATCCTTATGTTCGATACTCAGCGCAAGCTGAAGTAAAGATCAAAAGTGAAATGGCGCATTCTGTGTTCCAAATGCGAAGAACTTTCCAAGATATTGCCAAGAGAACAATTAAGCAGCGAACGAACTCACAACCTAACAAGACAGAAGGCTAGATTGCTATACCACTTGTTTGTGGTACGGCGCGCCTAATGTCTGGTGATGCTGATAACGTCACCGAGTCCCAGCTGAGAAAAGGGTGCCTAGTAAGCACTCCTGACTCAACAAGTTTTCGATAACGCATCTGAGCGTCACTCTTCAAGGGATATTGCCTTACGAATTCCGTTCGTAGGGCAGGGG